CGACCTTTATTTTCGTCCAAGCAGTCTAAATATGACCTGTTTACCCTGAAATTAGTTTTGATCTGCTCGTCACCATAAGCAACAGCGTACAGGTTTATGTACGCAACCTGAACAGCAGAAAAAACACTCGAAAAAGAAATTGGTGCAGTCTCATACACTGGGAAGTCTGTTGTGGCAGTGTACAAAGAGTCAGGTTTTCCATCTTGGTCTAAATCAAGGGTTGCAGAGCCGCTGCCGAACTCATTTTTAATCCTGAAGAAATTAGAGAAAACATGGACGCCCGGCGAGTTTACAAGGTCATGGGATCCAAACAGAACATATGGAACTCGGCCACGAACTTCAGTGGAGCACTGGATTGGGTAGTTCTCTCTGAAGCTCCAAGAACCAATAGTGTAGTGCCATACAAGCAGGAGATTGTTTTTCTTTCCGATTGTGGGAACGCAAAGCCAGTACTCTTTATTGATTCTATCGATCGTACCCACAGCAGATCCCGCTCCACTGTAGCAAATCCTATCGACGAGATCCTTGATCGGAGTGCTGAGCTTAACGACAACGGTAGCATCGTTAGTGTCCTCCAACATACCCTTGAGTACAAACACTCCATTGCTCGACAAGAATACAAGGCCGGTGTTCGGAACATCCTTGATTGAGTTCGGAGCAATACACCCAATATCTCGTGTGAGAGTTTGAACAAAGAACCCACTTCTAGCATCACCCTTGATGAAGAAAATGCCATGTTCTTTGAAGACTACCAATGCGTTCGTGGTCGAGTATAGACCTGTAATATCTCCTGCCTCAGCGTCACCAATGTCAAATACATTGCCCTCAGGAAATACTTCTGGTGTACCCGGAGCGCTGAATCTAATTCTATTGTCAGGCATGCCTGCGATGAACAATGTGTTCTTGAATGCAGTGATGAAACGACCTTGTGCAGGGAATGGTCCGAAATCCTCAGGGTCACGAATAGATCCAAGATTAGAGTCGCTGATTCCATCCTCAATTACATTCGACTCATTGTCTTGAACTTCTTTCAAGAAGAAAAAGTTGCGACCAACCTCAGCCGTGATGGGGTTGCCGAAATCATCGTAGATGTCTCTGGTGCGATAAATCCTTCTGGCTACAACATTCGGTCCACCAATCGGTAAAGATAAAGCAACATATCTCTTGAAACCGTCTGCACACTCGAACTGACAAATGTCGCTCGGATCGGACAACGGACTCTCTTGGCCTCGACTGTTCACGAAGCTCACCCGATACTGGTACCCACAGAGCTTCGCATCAAGGAAGTTATTCTTTTTAGTCTTTACACCTTTTGGTTTTAGACTTCCAAGACCCTGACCTCTGACTCTAGTCCCAAGAAAATACCTTGTTTCATTGATATCTTCGTCTTCTGCGGCCTCGTTATAGAAGTCCCTAAAAACAACTGTTGCACTTGGCGCTGAGGGAGCCGCAGCAAATCCTGCAGGGCTTACGAAGCGACCATCGAACACTGATGGCTCATCGGATCCATTTACTAAGTACAGTCGACCACCGAACGCTACGCTTTGAGATCCTATTGATGATGTAGACGGTACAAATCTTTTCCTTGAACTGCTGGATTCCACACCATTAAATGGCTTGCCCTCCAAGTCTTGCAAGAAATCGAAAGGATCAACAGACGAATCATTAAATTTAAAAGGGGCAAGTCTAGCTAGTTGACCCTTTCCGGTTTCGAAAAGCACAAAACGTTGGGATCCATTGTGTCTTACGAGGAAGTGAATTGATGTAATCTCTTTTACGGATCCCCAATCAAATGATGAGCCTGTGACCAAATCGTACGCACCAGACTGACGCCATCCGTCGTAATCATCCCAACTCATTTCTTTAATTTCTTGAGCAGAATCAGCCGATACTCGCCATCGTTGATCCATGCCTCGAAGTCGAGCTATTTCAAAACGTTCAGTTTTCATGACTTGCTCGGAATACCAAAGCGCTCACGATCAGCCATGGCGCGATCAAATCCCCTGCGCACGTACATCCTATCAGTGCGAGACAGGTATTTGTTCTTCATTCGCTCTAAAAGGTCCTTTGCTCGTGCTTCATAGACTTGGCTGTAGGTAGCGAGGCCATGTTGCATACAAATGTCCTTGAGCGAAGAATAAACCAGATAATGGTGGTATTGAATCGGCCATTCCGGTGCGTCCGCGTCATTCACAAGCCTGAAGGGTCGCTTGTGGTAACGAGCCTCGACCATGTAATCGTCTTTCGGTGTATACCAAAGTCGGAGAAACTGTCGGGGACCAATCTCATTCAATCGTGACAACTCAAAGATGTCGCCCGAAGGAGCTACGAAGTCCGATGACAGCACAGTCGCTGTCGTCAACTCAGCACCCATATCAACAAAATCAGTATCGGTTTCATCGAGCGTTGCGATGTGCCTCCAGTTGCCGACCCCGTTCTTCAACATGTCGGTCGTCACAGATGCAGACCCATCTTCCGGCTCAACCAGTCGACGGTATATTTTTTTCAACCGACCGGTGTCTTTTGTGGTGCTCGAATCTCTCAAAGAAGACGTATTCATCAGTCTACTGATGTTCACACTGACTTTGAATGTGTCCGTGTCAAATCCGGCGGTGCTTACAGAAGCCGTTGGGGAGGGAGGACTCTCCATTCCGGCAAACAAAAACGTGTAGCAATACTCATACACTTGGTCTTTCGAGAGACCAACTACGTCAACTGACGTGATATCACTCGTGCTCAAGCTGGGCGCGTAGTCCGGCGGCTGCAAGTTTGAATGCATCTCTTCAACGCTTACGAACGGGTCTCCGGTGTCCACCCGGTCGAGAAACAGGTTTTCTTCTTTCCTTGCATCCAAAAACATGAATCGACCACGGTTTCGACCTTTAGTTGTTTTTGTCGATGTGTAGTCCACATCATCTGATCCTGTATAAGGAATTGTCTCCGTGAACGATATTCCCCTGTCCATGATTCCAAGAACCTCAACAGAGTCGCGAGGCATTGGATATTTCATGTATTTGATGTCCCAAGAGGTATAAATTCCAGTGGGTACACTCACATCCACGACAAACTTTCGAGCATCGATCCGGCGGGTAATTAAAAACTCTTCGTTGTTCAAAACAAAGGTTTGACCCTCAATATCCTTGGGCAGGTTGACGACACCTTCTCCCAACGTCGGAAGCTCAAGCCTTCTGCCTCCAACAGATCTAACCGAGTTTGTTGTACTACCCGTGATGTCTGCACGAATCAAAAACTTGAACTTCTTCTGCATGAACAGCCACTGATACTGGCTGGAGATTTGAAGATAATGACGGTTGATGACTCGCGTCAGGTTGTCATCGTACTGCTTGAGGTCTGGGTTGTAGTCCAACGCAGAGTTGATTTCTTGGCGGATTTCTTTGAGATTCACGTCAGACTCCAAAAAAGAAAACGGCTGCTGGAGAAGTATACCCCAGCAGCCGAAAATGGACCGAGGTCCGGTAGCGAATATGGCTTAGAAGTAGCCTTGATCGATGATCAGAACATCTGATTGGTTCGAACTTGCCGCAGTCAATGCAACTGCCGCTACCGCAAACGTAGCAGTAGTCACAAGCTCAGCAGCATTCGGAGTCGTATGCAATTGTGCTTGATCTTGGGCTCGACCGTCCGTCGAAGATGCGACAAGCTTCTCTCCAATGCCGACCGTAGCAGCAACATTCGCAGCGGAAAACTTTCCAGCCGTTTGAATCTTCAGCGAACCAGCTTCGGTCAGAGTTTCAGTCGCGATCCCAAAAACAAATTTTTCGTTGTTACCGGTGACATTCGCTGGAGTAACCGATGCGCCCAAACCATTCTTTTGGCTGTCGGTTACAGTGGTGTCGGTTTCAATGCAGACAAAATCTCCCTTGGTGATCGCACCGAGACAATGAAGCGTTACAAACTTCTTTGGAAAATTGTTGTCACCATCGACACCATCGATCTTGTGAATTGCCATGTTGTCCTCCCTCTTTTGACTATATGGCTATGAAATAGGG